GGTCCCGCGCGCTCAGTTGCGTGGTCTATTCTTGGACTTCTCACTGATTTGCGATGGGGCCTCATTTAAGAGATATCACCCATCCCGCCTCAATGGAAGGTACGGGGAGCCGGTTCAAATAACTTTCCACATTATTTAAAATGGGAATAGCCCATATACGTCCGTTTTAGGATTTAATCACTACAAGCACGTCTTCTAAGGTAATCATTCCTTAAAGGCGAATAGACATATCTTAAGGCTGGTAAGCCATTACCCCACCAACACCCTAAGACAGAGGACTATTCGTAGACTCTATGAATGGGCCTTAAATTCTTCACTTATAGCGACTTCTCTTACCCTCCTAACACCAGACTGGCTAGGTCCGGTGGGAGCCCTCTATTGATTTTCATCTCTAGAGAGGATCTCGTCTCGACTTTAGTAAAACTTTTTCCAGTCCGTCTCTGGGTCATAGAACTTCCAAAATCGAGCTTAATCGGTTTTCGAACGTACTTCGGCCTTGGGGGCGGGAATCGGAAAAGGGTAAATACAGTCGACCACCAACCTATCGAACGCCGTAAGCCTTCATCTACACTATTTATGCAGAATGAACGCCACTTTGTCTCTAGATTGGCAGCCTGATCTATGTACGTCAACATCAATGAGAATACCTTATCAAAGCCTTCGGCTGTCGCTTCTGAGTAAGCCTCCTTTGGAGGGACAAGTTTTAAAGCTTTTGACAGCTTTATCTCTTGCTCTTTAATAAGAGGTCTAAACAGAACTTCTAACCTAAGCTCAAGCTGATCCCTATCAGCTTGGATAGTATGATCTTGAAATGACGGATATAGAACAGATTCCCATAAAGAGTTCCCCTTCGAAACCCTTTTCAGATGCTCTCGGGTAACCCGAGCAGGAGCAAATTTTACTACCTGCCCGAATATAGCCTTAAGATAATCCTTCCAGGGTCTCTCCAGGTTCGTCCTGTGGAGACCTTCCATGCCTACCCATTCCGCCCACCGACCAAACGATACTTGGGACATACCGGGTTGAGCCATATAGATCAGGACCTTATGAACAACATTTGACACTTTCGTCAATGGTTTCATTAAGGTTCCCTTCACTCTATAACCCTTCCCCATATACCCTAGTACCGTTGCGGGTCTAACCGCTACACCACACTTCCGGATCAATTGAAGTAGTGCGTCCAGAGATACACATGCCGCCTGAGCCTCTTTTAAGGCAACAGGAGAACAGTCTACCCCTTTAACAACGAACCGCTTCGCAAACTCCCACGTCCCATTATATGAGACGAGAGATTTTGCAAAACTTATCTCTACACCTAATAAATCCATCACGCGTACATATTCTTTAGCGACTTGGTTATCCCAAATAACCACATCATCACCAAGAACGGCGTAACGATCAAACCACTGCAGGATACCGACCCGATTAGCAGCCAATTGTATAATGTAATGATGAGTCAATGCTAACATCGCCCAAGAACTGTAAGCCCCCATGGGCTGTCCCACGGCATAATGCACGTGACGCCCATAAGAAGCATACTTTCTTGGAATCGAGTAAGCTCGACTCACCAGGAGTTCCTTCCAAGGTTCTCCAGCCCCAGGCCAAATACCATTTATAACTTCAGACTGCAACCACGCTGGGAGACGATCCGTAGCAGCGGAGAGATCATACGAGGCAACAAACCCCGATGACCCCACACTTTTACGGATTCTCTCTACCGCGGCATCTTGGTCAAATGTACCATCCTGAGGAATACTCTTCAAGATAGTAAACAGACCATCGTGCAACGGCTTTAGCGCTAATTGCGTCCAATAATCAACCATAGCAAAGACCCGAACTTTACCAGGCTCCTGCTTAGTCCCCAATTTACCCATTGACTTCGCAAAAGTCAGACCGCCGGTACCAAGAGCGGCTAACGAACGAACTACTTCGCTTGTTAGATTTGACCACGACGGATTGATTACAGCTTGTAATCGATCCATCGCGTCCAAAATATAAGGATGCTCATAGACGATGGCATATGCTTGGATCGCGCAAACCGACATAGTCGTTTGCCGGGCAACCCATTTGGGTTCCTTCTTTCCAGCGTCTACCATCCCCTTATGAGGATTCTTAGACCGTCCTTGCTGAGCCAGGGGCCCTGATTTAGTGAGACTAAGAACACGCCACTCTCGTAACCTAGGGATTGTAAATTGCTTCACAAACCAAGGCACTAAGAATGTCACATC